GATTCTAGCCGCCCAATTATTCCAGATGGGTATCTAATTACAGCTACTGGCGATAACATCGTTGATTCATCTGGGAACAAGTTTGTGTACGTTCAATATCCGTAACCCTTTATTTTATGGCTGACATCCGCATCAAAGACCTCGCTTTAACCGCTTCATCGGCTGCATCTGATGATTTCATGGCTTTAGATGGAGCAAGCAACGGCACGCGCAAGATGAGTGCCGCCACGCCAGCGTTTCTCACCAGCGTAACTACGCCCTCCCTCCCCTCCCCCGCCTCGACCAACCTCACGCTCGGCACGGGCACGGGCGGCACGGCTCTCACGCTGGCGAGCAGCACGCTGGCGGCTACTTTTGCGGGAGCACTAAATTCAAACAACGAAACCCCGCTAACGTTTGCTGCGACACCAACGGCGGGAAACGTATTAGGAAAACAGGGGACGACAGGCTCATCGTTATTTGTAAATACCGCAGGAGCTAGCGCACCATACGGCTCAGGTTTAGGAGTAGACGGAACTTACAGTTCGTTTATTTCTACCATCAACATTCGCGCATTAGGCACGTTCTCGGGCGGTGGATACGAAGGAAAGCTGGCGTTCTACACCTCACTGGGGACAGCCCAAACGCAGAGGATGCTTCTTTCATCGACTGGCCTAGATGTTACAGGCGCGGCGACCATCTCCTCCACCACCGCAGGCTCCTCCGGCGCAGGCGCGCTGGTTGTCGCGGGTGGACTCTCTGCGGCAGGGGCGAGCTACATTGGTGGAGTGCTCACCGTAAATAGCGACCTCACGATGACGGGAGCGGGAGCTTTTACCGCACCGCGCACCGCTACGGTTGGCTTCCTCAAAGCAAATGGAAATGCAAACGCTTTTGGTTCTGTTCCCGCCACGATTGGCGTTTCATTGGGCTACAATTACAGCGGAGGAGATGCGGAGGCGAATGTCATTTTTGGCGCGGCTTCTGGCACACAACAAATGCGATTCCAACGCTGGGACGGAACAACGCTCACGAATGTTTTGACTCTTGCTGGCACCGGAGCCGCCACCTTCGGGGGCGCGGTGACGGTCACAGGAACAACTGGCGCGTCGAGCGGATCTTTGAATGTCACCGCAGCCGATCCAGCAATTCGGTTCAAGGCGTCGGGTGGTACTGCGGATGCAAATACGTTTGAGCTTCGGAATGTTGCTTCTGGCATAAGCACCTACATGCAGTGGCGCACAATAAATGATGCGCAGACGGTGTTTACGACTCGCGTGGCTCTTTGGCAGGACGGCGGACTGTATCTGGGAACAAACCCCGGAGTTTTTGGATCACCCGGCGCGGGTGGACTGGACATGACTGGGAATCTTATTGTTAGAGGCACACTCAAGCTAGGAAACCCCTACGTCGGCACGCCCGTAGTCTCCACCGGATACGTCACGATCCAAGACAGCAATGGCACCACCTACAAAGTTCTCGTAGCAACCTAATCTCTAACACCCATGACCATCATCCCAATCGCGCCCTACACAATGGGCTCTCCCGCAGCCCCGAAAGTCGGAACTCAGTTCGAAGTCAGATACGTGCAATACACAAGCCCGACAGCCGTGGCCGACTGCCACCTGCTCGACGCCGAGGGCGTGGAAATCATGCCCGTGGGCCTTGTGCCTGCGACGGCGGAGCAATGCGCCGTCTGGGTGAACGACGACAAGTTTGCCGAGGTGCTCGCGGTCAATGCTGGGTTCGAGCTTCCCGAGGAATAAGCCATGACCAAAGACGAACACAAAAACGCCATTGTCACGCAACTCCAACAGCAGAGCCTAAACCTGCTCGTTGACTCACTCGCGGCTGCGCTGGCCGAGATTGAGACGCTCAAGGCCGCTGCCGCTGACAAGCCAACGCCGTGACGCTACGCCGCTCCATCCTCGTCGCAGTCCTTGCGCTCGGCCTTGTGGTCGTGCTCGGGCTTGCGTTGCGGAGCGAGCGAGTACTCACGGCGGGACTGCCGCTGCGGATCGTGGCGGCGTCAGAGGCTGACGCATGGACGCTGGCAGGCCCGTCTGCGGTGGTGGTCTTAGGAACGGGTAGCATGACACCGTACATCCCCGCTGCTCCGGCTGGGGCTGATCCACTTAGGACGGTGTGTGCTTTGGTCGTCCTCGTCCCAGGTGCAAGCTACGCCGACATCAAGGCCGGTGCGCTCTGCATCTATGTCCCTGTCTGGGCTGGGCGCAACGTGATGCATCAGGCCGCGCAGATCGACGCTGGCGGATGGATCATGACGGGGCTGGGCAACAAGGAGTATGAAAACAAGGAGCGAGTGACGGCGGCTAATTTCGTGGGCATTGTTGCCCGCACTTACGTCTGGGGGAAGTAACATGAACTTGACCGACATCCTTTTCAACGCAGCGAGCGGGGGTGTCGTGGGGTCGCTATTACACCTCGGGACCAGCTTCTTTGAGACGTGGCGCAAGAAGAAGGACGCCGAGGTGGAAATCATGCTGCTCAACGCCAAGCTCGCCGCAGCGGAGAAAGAGGCAGCGTGGACTGCGTTCACGGCATCACAGAAGACCGGCGACACCACCCTCGTCATCCCCACTGGGACGTGGCCGTGGGTGGGATCTATCTATGTCCTCGTCGATGCCTTCCGCCAGCTCACGCGTCCTGGGCTGACGTGGGCTGGGTTCATTTTCCTGACCTCAGTTTACTTTTCTGCATCCCCTGAAGTCCGCGCCACGATGTCACCCGAGATTCAATTCGGATCGTGGACGCTGATCTTCTGGTGGGTGGGCGCACGTTACAACAAAGCCAAATGACCTCCGAAAACATTCGAGCCACCCTGACTGCCGCAACGCCTGCTGTTGCGATGGTCTCGTTGTCACAAATCAACGAGGTTGCAGCCCTCGTCGGTACACTCCTTGGCATTGCGTTCCTGCTGTGGCGGTGGCACAAGCAATGGAAGGCTGGAAACGTTAAGAACCTCGATTGATGGTCAATAGGCACAACCTCAATGAATCGTTATCGCGCATACGGTAATCTCGATGACCAACCTCAAGTGGTTGGCGATAACTCATTTCTTGGCGTAGACGAGTACAACGCCCCTGAAAACATCAAGCCTGGTAACGTCCAGAAGGCCGTTAATCATGATTTCACTACTCAGGATGCAGTGACTAGGGGTGGGTTTGTCTGCCTGCCTGAATTGGCTACTGAGGCGTTTGGATCTAAATGGAACACCGCTGCAAATACTACCTCTGGGGATGCTTATTGCATTACCTTTGGGGCAAACTTGTTTGTAGCTGGAGGAACTCTTACCACATTTTATCCATGCGTTATTACCAGTACTGACGCTATTACTTGGACTCAAACTGCTATTCCTGGTGCTCTTCAAGGAATAATTCAAAGGATAGCATTTGCAAATGGAACATTTATTGCAACCGCTTCTAACAATAATCAAATTTTTTATTCATCAGATGGTTCAAATTGGACAATATCTGCATCTACATCTCCATTTTTAACAAGAGGATTAGCTTACGGAAATGGCAAATGGGTTGGAGTATGTGGAATTGGCCCAACTCCAACGCAATTTACTCCGATTACATCCACTGATAATGGAGTAACATGGACAACTGGAACTCAACAAACTGCTGCATTTGGTGGGGCTATTGATTTGTTTTTTTACAATGGTGTATTTATTGCAACAACAACTACAGCTAAAATAGTTACATCAGTTGATGGTGTTACCTGGACATTGGCTGCTAATCTACAAACTATTTTAGCTTCTAATTCAATTGTTGGGATTACGTTTGGAAATAATGTTTTTTGTGCAATTTCTGATGGAGGTGGAATCGCTATTTCTAGTGACTTAACAAATTGGACTTTGGTTCAAGCTGCATACACCTCTCCAAATTATGGTTTCAACGACATTGATTTTTTTAACGGAAGATTTATTGCAGTTGGAGCAAGACCAGCAGGTACTGTAATCATAACATCTATTTACGGAACTAATTGGATTCTTTATGATACAGCTATTCCATCAACGGATTTAACTCCTGCGAGTCAGAGTTTGGCTAATGGCAACAATACTTCTGTTGTCATAAATACATACTCGCTTGCGACCTACGATGCCATTTACTCCTACAGTGCTCCATTGCAGAATATCTACGCTTCAGGCATCTATTCCGATCCTAACAACATTGGTCAGACATGGATTATGATGCTGGGGAATGCCAGCGTTGGGTTCTTTGCCAACGGATTCACGGGCAAGACCATTAGCCTTGGTGGTTACCAAGTAACCACCCAGTCCACCATCGTCCAGGCTAACAACTACGTTTACATCTTCCGTGGGCCAGATGAAACGCCTCTGTACTGGGATGGCAATTGGAACGGCACGTTTACGCTAGTTCCAGATACAACGCTGCCAGTTTCGTTTCTATCTATCCCCAAGAGCAACAATGCTGTTTACTACCAGAATAGACTTTGGGTTGTAGATGGCAGCAACACCATTGCAGCGTCTGATGTACTTGCATTCCAAGATTACGATCCTCTGGCCAATGAATTTAACGTAAATACTGGGAACAGCGACTACATGGTTGCTACGTTTCCATTTGGACAGAACAGTTTAATCGCCTTCAAGAACAAGTCGATTATGCTGCTTCAGAACGTGGAAGGAGCGTTAACTGATGTTACGGTTACTGAAATCACTCGTCAGGTAGGTCTGGTGGGCATTAACGGCGTAACGTCAATTGGTCCTGATCTTGCCTACGTCAGCAATCAGAACATCAATCTGTTAACGCTGACATCTACCAATAACTCACTTCAGCATAAGACCCTCCCGCTTTCTACCAAAATCCGTACCATTATGAGTCGGGTGAACTGGAAGGTTGGCTACAAGATTTGCATTGGGTATTGGAGCAACAAGCTTTACGTTGCCCTGCCCGTCGATAACAGCCTCGTCTGCAATGCAGTGGTAGTCTACAACTTTACCACGGAGAATTGGTATGGTGAGTGGAGCTTTGATAGCACGTTGAATATGTGTATCCAAAGCTGGCAAGTAGTCGATTATCTCGGGTTGCAACGAATGCACGCAGTCACTGAGGACGGACGGATCTTTGTTACGGATGAAGGTCAGAACGACATCAATGGGTCTACGGTGGCTGAAATCAGCACTCAACTCATTACGCGGGCCTACGATACCTCTAACGTGAATCACTTCCAGCGTCGGGCATTTGTGGATTTGGCTACCAACCGTCCAGAAGTGTCCGTATCAGCGTTTACGGAGGGTGCCAGCGAAGAGAGCGTGATCTTGACTGACCAGACCTACAGCCGGTCTGAAAGCTGGAAGTTTGCTGACTCCGCTTACGACCTGACTAACGTAAACAACGATTTTAATCGTGCCTACCGCAAGGATTACAGCACAGGTGCTCTTGCCACTGGAACCACCCCAGGATTGCCTTCTACGGGCCTACAGACGGGTACTGGCTTCCAACCCCAGATGGAACAGGAATACCGCTTGCCGCTCATTACTCGGCGTCAGGGACGCCTTAGCTGGTTGGAATTAACCAACACGCAAGGCTACATGAGAATCATGTCTGTTGGCTATGAAGCACGCGCTGGACAACGCGCTAACCTCGTCCAAGTTTAATTTATGCCCTCTGTAACACCAGGATACACCTTTACGGGAACGACGGATCCCATCACTTACACGAAGTTGAATCTGTTGGCGCAACCTACGGTTGCAGCTATTGCTGCAAATGACGTTACGACTTCAACCATTTCAAACAATGCAGTGACGCTACCCAAGATTGTTGCTGCCGCAGCTAATAACACGTTCCTAGCCCGTTATACCACTGTATCTCCTGGCGCAGCCGACTACGAGGCATTGGTTACGACCACTACTGGACTAGGATTCTACACGGGTGCGGGTGGTACAATTACTCAAGCTACCAGCAAGGCTACTGCATTTACGTTGAGTAAGATGTGTGGTCAGATTACAATGGCGGCTGATGCTTTAGCTGCTAATACCATTGTTTCTGCAACATGGACCAACTCGCTTATTGCGGCTACTGACGTTGTTATTATTAACCACAAATCCGGTGGCACTCTTGGGGCTTACACAATCAACGTAGCCTGTGGCAGTCCTACTTCTACGCTTTATATCCGCAACAACACTTCTGGCAGTTTAAGCGAAGCTCTTGTTCTAAACTTCGTAGTCATCAAGGGCGTCACTGCCTGATGCAGTTTAACATCGATCATAAATCGTAGTAACATTTAAAGCATATGGCATATAAACCAGGAATATTTCAGTACGGAGAATTTGATTTGGGTAATGAAGATCTATCAGCTTACGATCAAGGTCCGATCACTACACTTCCTCCATTTAATGTTAATGAACCTCCTGGATTTAACAATCCGAATGATTTGGATTTGTACAACCCAGGTCTATTTGGCGGAAACATTTTCTACGGTGGTTATGTTCCTGGTAGCGGCAGCAGTACACCTGTTTCTGGTACTGGAGGTGTTCAAGCTCCTGCCGATGATGGCGGGTATAAGGATCCAGTTAATATCGCTGATTACAAGAAAGGTCTTATTGGACCACAAGGTTATCCCAGCGGTAGATTAGAATACCAACCAATTAACCCTCCGGCAACAGTTGCAACACCACCCGCTGGACCAACACAACTTGAACCAGTTGTAACAACAGCAACAAGCCTTGCGGGTGCGGGTGGTTATCCTTCGAACGATACGGTTAACATAAATCTTTATAACAGAGGTCTTGTTGGCCCATTTTCCGATCCTTTGTTGATTGGATTGAATCCAAACGCAACTAACCCTCCTGCTGAAGAGCCAACAGTAACGCTTCCACCGCAAACAACAACTGGAACTAAAATTAACGATGGGACACAAGTAGAGGTTCCTAGTGGAGTTCCCCTTACTTATTCCGGTCCGTCTATGACTTTTTCAGGACCAATTGCGAACCCTGGTGGTCCAATAAATTTACCAGCAGTAAGCACTTCTTCTGTAAAACCTTCTGTTGGGACAGCTCCTCTTACTTATTCTGGCCCTCAATCAGGAGGATTTGTTGGTCCAATTGCAAACCCTGGTGGCGCAATAAACTTACCACCAGTAACTGCTATTGTCCCACCTGCTGTTAGCTCATCTACTCTTACCTATTCCGGTCCCCCATCAGTTTTTTCAGGTCCAATTCAAAACTTCAATCCAGCTTCAACTACCGCTTCAACTACCGCTTCAACTACGGCTTCAACCACGGCTTCAGGCACTGGTGTAACTCCGTTTGATCCAAACAGCATCAATAGTGGTGTCGGTACTTATGGAACTAATGCACAAACGCTTACGACTAAGCGTGATTTCGGTAAGGAACTGGAGGAAACGCTTGCTGCTCTTCAAAAGAATCAGTCTGGCATCATGGGAATGTACGGTGATCTGTACAAGCAGTTCATGCCTAAGGGCATTACTGACACAGAATCCAGCGTCATTGACCAGTACAAGACGGATCTAGCACGCTTGCAGCAGCGTCAGGCAGGCGTTCTTGCCCCAGAGGACATCAGACAGTCCCAGCAGGCCGCTAGGGAAGCCTACGGTGCCCGTGGGCAAGTAATGGGACGTGGTGCAGTGGGTGCTGAAATCATGGGCCGTGAAAACATCCGTCAACAACGGGAAGATCAGGCTCGTGCAGGAATGCAGGCTAGCTATGGCAATATCATGAATATGGCCAATCTCCAGACCGGCAACATCTTCTCACCTATTGGCAATCTGATGAGCAACACGTTCAATCCTCTCAGCCCATATGCTGCGGATGTCTATGGTACGAACGTAAACGCCCAGCTCGCCAAAGAGATTGCCCAGAAGAATTACGATGCTGCTGTCCGGTCTGCGGAATTGTCTGGGGCAGCTCAGAAAAGTGCTGCTACTACGTCGGCGGCTGGAAGTATTTTAGGGCCTGCGATTGGCGGCGTTGTGGGCAAGGGACTTGCAACCATATTTAACTCAGGAACTGGCAAAGCCACTTCCTGTATGCCAGGCGATCAGTGCATCGACACTCCTACCGGCCCCAAAGCGATCAAAGACCTCAAGGGTGGCGATTCGGTTATTGGTTACGACGGAGAGGTGGCGTTTATTGCCCAAGCGTGCAGTTGGAACCAAAATCCGCTTCGGACATTCCTTACTATCACCCGCGAAGATGGTTCTTCGTTCACGGTATGCGATGACCACAAGATCATGGGTATCCCAGCAATGGAATGGGTTGAAGGAGCGGAACTGGCTGGAAGCCTTATTAAGAGCATTGAGGCTAGCACTGGATTGCTTACCAGCTATGACATTCTTACTAATCAAGGTGGATACCGCATCAACGGTATTCCCGTGAACTCCATGATCCCAGAGATCGTAATGCAGGTCGTCGAGTTCCACCGTCAAGTTGACCGTAACCTTCAAGCAATCTCTACTTAATAGCCATGCCCTACGCACCTGGAATCCAAGACATCAGCGGTCAGCTCCTCGCTCAGGGAATGTCCCAAGCTGGGGCAGCTCGTGCGCGTTCGATTGAGAGCATAGGCGATAGCCTTACTAATGGCATCAAGCAGTATCAGCAGAATCAGAACTTTACCCAGCAGTCGTTGGCTAAGTTTTATTCCAATATGCAGGATCCAGATTACAAGGACCTGGTTACTAAGATAATTTCTGATGATTCAAATCAGATGGGTGTCCCCAGTAATCTTAAAAAAGCGATACAAAATGCTGGAACGGGTAAGATAGATGCGGGCCAAGCTGCCATGCTTGCAACTTGGGCGCAGGACTTCTCTGAAAAGAAAAATGCTGTTGCAAAAACAAAACAAGTAGATTTGCAGAATCAAAATCTTCAAGCTGAAATCGATCAACGATTAAAGCTGAGTAAGATTTTTGAGGATATGCAAAAGAATAACAATCTTGCGCTTAATATTCCTGCAAAATCAGTCATTACTAACGAACAAGCATCAAACGCATCGCAGTTCCTTCCTGGTGCATCTGTTTTCAGTGTTACTCCGTCCGTTGCCCCGCAATCTCCACCCAATCGGTTTAGAAGGGTTTCTGATGCATCTGTGGCCGTTTCTCCGGTTGCGCCTCCAGCAGCCGCTCTTGAGGCTTTTATGCCACCTCAAGCAGCTAAACAGATGCCTTCTGCGCCAATGGTTAATGTTGCAGCTCCTGGGCAAATAGAAGCGGGTAACATAAATTTAAACAATCGACCAATTATTAAAAATGATGATGGTACGGTTAGTACCGTTCGCAGCATTAGCGTAGGATTTGGAGATAAGACATATTTGCTCCCAACTGCAATCAACGGACAAATTGTTTCAGATCAAGATGCGATAAATCATTTTAAAAACACCGGACAGCATTTGGGTGTATTTAAAGATGAATCTACGGCTGATTCATATGCTAAAAAGTTAAGCGATCAACAAGGAGTAATGACTGCTCAAAGTGTTGTTGCTCCTGCTCAACGTTTAATCGATCCTGAGGCATTGCAGGCAGCTCGTCAAAGATTTGACACCGGAATCTCTTCCCAACCGGAACAGTTCACTTTGCCTCAAATCAAGTTGAGTCCTGAAGCCAAGGATATTGCTAGACGGCTTCGTGAGCAATACGATGAAAATTCAGCAGTTCTTGAAAGGCGTGCGTCAACGCCTAGGTTGACTGCTGGTGAAGATGAAGGGAAAGCAAGTTCCCTGAAAAAGAAGAAGACCATCACCTTGGACGAAGAAGGCATTAAGGCTATCTTGTCCAATCCTCGCATTCTGGTTGAATCCTTTGGCGATGTCATGGGTGATCCCTATGAAAGAGCTATGCGTAATGAAGCAACTGATGCTGCTTTTAGACGGAATGCTCAATTGCGTGAATTGCAAAGACAGTTTGGCGTTAGAACCCCCGCCCGCCGAGGTAAATAATCATGCCTAAATTCACTTACGAAGATACGCAGTCTGGGAAGACTCTGACGCTAGATCGTGAAACTGAACCTAGCGAATTAGAACTGACCCAGCTGTTCTCAAATCAGCAGCCTGCTGCTAAACCACCAGAACAGCCTGCTACTAAACCAGCAGCGGTTCCTGATTCGGCCATGCAATTTCTGGGAAATGCTCAGGCTCAAGTCCCAGTTCCTGCTGCTAGTTTAGAAGTGATGAGCGGAGGCTTCCCTGCTGCTCCTAAAGCTCCGCTTCCTCCAAGGCCAACACAGACTGATGCCATCCGCAAAGCCGTTGAGCTATCAATGGGCGGTGCATTTGGCGTACCTACTGTTAGTCAGATTACTCAGATCTACTTCAATATGCAAAATGAGTACGATCACGCGATCAAACCAGTAGATAAGAGCGAGCGTGATAAGGCTTTTGAGATTTTACACAACCAATATGTATTTGAAACTAAAACATTACCGGATGCAACAAAACTAGCATCACTATACAAACAGGCAGCTACTATTGGTACGCGACAATTTTCGGAAGGAGGATTTATGATGAATTCTAACGGAGAATTCATTGGTCATTCTTTTTTAGATTCAAATTCTGGTGATGTCATGGTCAGGCAACCTGATGGAGTTTTAAGGAAAATGCGCCCTGGCGATATTCCTACTACATCTGGATCTTTTGCTAAGACCATTATGCCATTGAAAGATTTTCAAATTGTCTTCAAGGATGTAAGAGCGGATGAAGCCTCATTGAGAAGTCTATCTAGTTATGTTAAAAAAATTGGAGACCTTCCAAGCGGAATCGCCCGTTTTGCAAATGATCTTTCTGCTAGATATAATGTATTAATGAGCGACCCAACTACCGCATCTCAAATCAAAGCGGAAGTAGCTAGAGGTGAATTTGAAAGTTTGGTTGGTAAAATGCGTACTGTGATTTCTGGCCCAGGAACTCAAACTGAACAAGATATTAAAAGAATCATTGTTCGACTTGGCGGCAAAATAGATGCATTTCAAGATCCAAAAGTAGTAAAAGAAGTTATTGCAGACGTTTACGGTGAAACGTATTTAAGATATCAAGATAACCTAAATACATATCATTATGCGTTAGATTCTTACTGGGGAAGAAAAGGATCAGCGGGAGAGTCTTTTTTCAAAAAAATAACACCAATGGAATTCGATAATTCACTTACTGGAGGATCCATTGGAGTATTCGGTGTTCCAAAATCTTTGCAGGAAAAGAAAGATAATGCTGCTGCTATAAGAGCAAAACTTGGAAAATAATAAATTATCATTATGAGCAAAGCATCTCCACTTACTGCTGAAGAAAAAGCTGACTTAGAAGCTCAATTGGCAGAACTTGATCGTGAAATAGCTGCTGCTGAAGCTGGTCCCGAAAAGTTGCCAAACGAATCGGACAAATTCCGAGGAAGGCTTTTAAGCGAACTTGAAAAGGCTGGAATTAAAATGCTTGGCGAAGGTGGCGGTGCTGCGGTTGGTCAAAAAATAGGTATGGTTGGTGGTCCAATTGGTATGGCTGTTGGCGGTTTTCTTGGAGGAATGGCAGGCTATGAAGCAACTACTCGCGGATTAAGTGAAAATCCAACTATGCGTGGTCGATTGCAGGCTGGCCTATTAGGTGCCATTCCTTTCGCTCCAGAGGCTCGTTTGGCTACGGGTGCGGCTGGACAGCTAGCTAAAGCAACAGGTAAAGAAATGGCAGAAGCTGGTGCTAAAATGGCAGCCTATAATGCTGGAGCAGTACTTGCACCAGCAGCCGCTACTGGAGAATTAGATAAAGTCACTCCATCTGAAGTTATTTTACCAGCAATCGGTGGCGCTGCTTCTGGCGCATTATCTAAATATCTCAGCTATTCTTCTACAGCTGGAAGCGGTGTTGCCAGTGAATTAGGTGAAGCCAGGGCTTCTGGTCCAAGTTCAGAAGCTGCATCTGAAGTTATTAGAAAAGCTCAAAATAAAAGCAGAGATCAAGACTTGTTAAATTGGCAGGCAATTGGCGGAAAAGCAGATCCTAGAATTGTAAACCCAACAGGAGCAAATAAAGTCCTTCAAGGGATATCAGATTCTGGTGACGTTACTAAAACCATACAGGCTATAAATACTGCAAGAGCAGGAGAGATAGCTCGTCACGAAATTGGTCTTCCCGTTGAAGCTGAATTAAAATTGGATGTTTTCAAAGCTAGAGAGCAGCAGCTTAAAACTGTATATAGTGATATTAAAGCTCTTGGTCGTACGGCTGAAAAAACAGTTGATGCAGTAGAAGATTCTCGCGATATTATGCGTAGATCTTGGAAAGCATGGAAAGAAGCAAAAGATCTCAATAGGGGATCAACTGATTCTCTTCTTCAGGCTGCTAAAGATTCTACAGCTAAATATGAAACACTTGCAGATAAATTAGAAACCATTGTTTTTAAAGCAGCTGTAAAGAATCCAGATGCAAAAGATTTAGCTGATCGCCTTATTATTACCCGTCCTCAACTTGCTAAAATTGCAGTGATTGAGTCAGCAACCAATGTAGGCAGAAACACAATCGATGTTTCAGTGCTTGGTAATATAATGCAAGATGCTCCTAAGTTGCTAACTGATAATTTAGCATTGATTGGCCGTGTATGGGACATACAAAAAAATGCATTTGTAGGTTCATCCATTCCTATAAGTGAAGGATCAAAATTATTTCCTTACATGATGGCAGCTGGAGCCGGAGTTTCTTCTTATTTAATGGGTCAACCTATAACTGGATCCGCTATGGCAGCTGGTGCTGGTGCTATGGCAGCCAAAGCAATATCTGGAGCTGCTTCTAAATTGCTAACAGGACAAGGCCAAGGAATCTCATCAGCCATACAACGCAAATTGGCAACGCCTCAATATGGAACTAACGTTCCAAGCAATCTATCGTTGTTTCTAGCTAAGTCTGGTGGCCCTGCTGGTAGCAACGTGCAATCTTTTATTGACCGCTACAAGCAAGAACAACAAGGTCTATCACCCTCCCGATAATTTCCCATGAACTATAAAACGCTTCCAAATTCCAATCACAGCCCATGCGAGTGCAATGCTACGTCTGGAGACCGCATTAAGGGCATTCCTGACAAGGTACAACGCCCCGCCCGCAAAGAGATCAATGTAACCTCTATCGGCTCCAAGATGAAGATCGATAACAAAGGCTACAAGATCGTCAACCTCAGTGCCACTCTTCAACCCGTGGGTACGGACGGCAAGGGCATGAAGAAGAAAAAGAAATACATGGAAGACGACGGAGACAGCGCATACGACGAGTCCTAAGGGATCTGCTCAATTAGGATTTCGGTGCGACGGTGAGGCTTAGTGACCTGGTACTGTCGGAACTGAAATTCGATGCTACTGGGGTCATCGTCTGGGATAAGACCCTCGTAGCGGATGGCGTCTAGGAGGGGTTTGCAGCCCCCTGCGCCGTTATCAACGTCAAGGGGCCTGCTACCGTAGCGGGTGATCGTAACGCAGAAACGAGGGCGTCCCTTGCTTCCTTTTTTAGCTTTGTTAGGATCCAGAAGTTGCGTCCCAGCATCGTGTTTAGGCTGGGTGTGTTGTAACCCTTCAGGGTTATGTGTAGTGGGTAGGGAAGATTGGGGTTCCATGATTTATTCGCGACCTTGGATTTCACCTTGCGTTTTACGGAGGCGATAGAAGTTAACGATTTGCCACGCATAGTTGTAGGATAGGTTGAAGAGACGGGCGATAGACTTGCAAGGGACGCCTTCCCAGTAGAGTTCCCGCATCCGCTTGACGTGCCACGGGGTGGTGCGGACGCGGTACTTCCGTCCCTTGAAGTACGAGACGGAGATAGGGTCTGGCGGAAGGTACGGAGGACGGGCCATTAGACACCGTATCCTATGCCCCTAGAACGGGCGTGGCGGCATGGGTAACGCCTGGTGCTGGTGTGGACTGGGCTGGGGCGACTAGAGAGGCTTTACGGGCCTTCCTGTGGTTGATAATCATTTTCAGCTCCGTATCACTGACCATGACCTTGGTGTATTGGAGATAAGAAATGTAACGATAGACCGTTACGACTTGCGTTTTTAAGTTGCGGGCGATCGTGCTGATTTTTACGAAATCATTTAACATGGTTTCGATGCTGTCAGCCATTTCCTTGTTAGGACGTTTCATTTCAATTTTCATAGTTGAGTGTGTGTGTTAATAATTTGTCTCAATTGCGATGTTATTTATTATAGTCCGTCTTTTTTAGCCGCACGAAACGCAGCGAATTTCTCTTTGAGGGTGAGCAACGCTTCGGTCTTTGCCTCATCAGTCTTTGGCTTAGGCACGCGAGGCTTAATTACACGGGGTGCGATTGGTTTGCGCGGACCATTCTTGGCGGCAATTCGTAACGCTCGCTTGTAAGCTGCGATCTTCTCGCGGTTGCGCTCACGGAATGCTTTGGAGATTTCCTTTTTGCGTGCGTTGTTCTTGCGGTTGTATTCGCGCCAGTAAGCGGTGCGGTCTTTGGTCATGGATTCAATAGATAGTATTCTCGATTTTGCTAATTCGTCGTTTCAGGCTGTAGATTTGTCGCTGCATCCGGTCCCTGCCGTCTCGTAAGTTGCCAATATGCTGCGCCAGCCATTGCTCCACGTCTTCGTTAGATCTTCTAATGGTTTGTAAGGCGTTCGTCATGCCTTCATAGCCTGTTGATTTTCCCTCGGCAGGAGGTCTGAGGATGTAACTGAGCATGGCGCGTAGCGTACGAATCTCTCCAGCCGTAAGTTCTCCACAGATCAGGGCAAGTTTGGCATTGCTGGCTGCGTCCAGGTCTTTGGCCCGTGCGTGCGCTACTTCAGGCTGGCAGGTGGGTGTGGCTTCTTCAGGAGTCATTTCGCGTCCTCCTTCATCGCCACGCCCAAATCCTCGCGATCGTGGACGGGGTATCCGTCGGATGTGACTTTGCAGTTGCGGAAAACCCAATCCAACCGCGCCCGCTCGGTGGCGAGTTCGCGCTCAAGCTCGCGGGCGAAGTCGGCAGGGACCACTTCTTCCGCGTCTATCAGTGATCCGGCGATGTCATCCGTCCGTGGTGTTGGCGTGCTCATTTGGTGCCCTCCGTTTCTGATTTCTCAATTCGCTTGCAGACGTTATATTTATTCCTGCCGCTTTTGCTATGCGCCATAGCTGAATCAATGGCATCTCTTATGTTTTTAATGCCAGATTTGTCTTGAATCTGATCAAACCCGCATGACCACCACCAACCGGGGTTCATGCATTTATGGCTTTTACCGAATTGATAATAAGATTCTCCATTCCACCAGTCCAATCTGTCTTTGTCCAATTTAAGCACCCGCACCTTCCCCCGCTCGGTGGCGAGTTCGGCGTCCTGCCGCAGCGTGACCAGTCGGTAGCGTTCGGATTTCTCGCGCTCGATGGCGAGATCGCCGGCAATCGCCACCACGGCACGACAGTTATCGTCGTGGCATTGCTCAAGGGCGGCGAGGTCAGCCTCGGCTTTCGTGGCGCGTTCGATTGCATTTTCCCTGAATTCATCCGCGTCCTTCCTTAGTCTCTTTTCGCAGTCACGGTCCGAGCCCAACCGCTCTACCTCGGCCTCGGCGCGTTCGGCGCGGTCTCTCCACTCCACCACCCTTGCGCCCTCGCGCAAAACGCGCCCCCGCTCTTCGTCCCACGATGCTATTGCGACGGTTTCCCTTTGCCGAGCTTCCGCGAGTTGGTCGCGGAGTTGATTGAGTTCTTTTAAGTCCAACTCTTGATTGGCTCGCACTGTTCCTTGGCGACTCACAATCTCGTCGTGGAATCGTGCGGCTTGATCCTCCGCGATTGTGATACGTTGTTTTTGTTTATTCATTTGTAATTCTTCGTCGCGGAGAGGACAATGTTCATGCTAGAATCATTTGCCCTAACGCGTTGACTTCTATTACTTTTGTAGATCGACATTTTATTAGCACCGGACTGGTTTCGCACGTAATATGACCATCGGGCCATGTTACGACCCACGCACGTCCTTCTGGTCCATTCATAGCATATCCTTTTGCGTCCGAGAGCGCATTCAGGAAATCAGATAGAGATAGTGGTGTGGGCGTGTTCATTTCGCGTCCTCCTTGATCCCTGCGTCAATCGCGGCGCGGATGTTTTGGTTGGCGAACCAAATGAACGAACGGCTGTTGTATTTCGTAATTTCGGCAGCGTTGCCCTCCAGCCAATCGAGCCGCGCCCGCTCGGTGGCGAGTTCGGCGTCCTGCCGTAGCGTGACGAGTCGGTAGCGCTCGGCCTTCTCGCGCTCGGCAGCGAGTTCGCTTTGCAAATCTTTAATTGAAGCATAATCATCCATCGCCTCGGTTCTTAAAAGTTCTTTGGCTGTGGCGAGGTCAGCCTCGGCGCGTTCGGCGCGGGCGTTGGCGTCCTTGCGCTCGGCGTGGTGCGCATTTGCGTTTTGGATCACCTCTCGCTGCCATTCGCGGAGCAGCGCAAGCTCAGCCCGGAGCTGGTCGCGCTCGGCGGTCATGGCCTGCGCCACATTCGCGTTGTGCTCCCGCTCTTGCGAGGCGGACACCGCAATTTTTTGCCAATGGTCGCGCTCGGCGGTGATCGTGGTGACGAGACAGACAGGGCACTCCGTCCGTTGCTTATCGTTGTGGTGTATGCAGGTATGCGCCCAACTGCCGAGTGCGTTTACCCGCTCCACCTCGGCGCGGAGTTGATCGCGCTCGGCGGTGATCGCGGCGAGCTCGGTTTCGAGGATGCGGGCGAAGTCGGCAAACCGTCCATCTAGTTCAAATGGTCCGCAACCTAAAAGGCGGTGACGTCGAACGGCTTCTTCGGTGCGTGGTGTGGGTGTGTTCATTTCTGTAGTTGGGTTAAGATGTATTTCTGAGCGACTGTTTCTAATGCGTTCCAAGGTCTATCTGCATTGCTGGGATCTGTGGAGTTCTCACGCACCCACTCACGCCAGCCTTTGGGTTCACTGCTGGTTTGAGCGGAGGGCGGGGGAAACGAGGTGGCCCCAGATCCGTTGAACTGGATGGGGCGTTGGGTGGCTTCTGCTTTGTTCAGCCAATTCAGGAAGCGCATCTGGCTTACGCCTACCTTGCGGACAGATGCCCATGCTTGAGCTTTGCCTAGCTCCCGCTTGATATCTATGCCGGCATAGGCTGGATTCTTCTCCAGTTCTTCCAGCCATTCTGCGTCTACTGCCTTAATCCGAGTAGCCCTAACTTTAGGTGCATCCGTAGCTAGCAGCCCTTCGTGCGGGTAAGAGTCGTAAGCCTCCTGCATGGCCTCCAGCCATTCAGTTTTATTTAGCCGTCTGCCAATTGCCTTGGCCTCTCGGCAGCAGGCGTCAAAGGCGTGTTCTGAGAAATTCATGGTCGTAATAAAGATTTCTGACGTGTTCAGCGTAGTCCCAAGGTTGATGCCTGCGCTTGAGCATTCCTGCGTATCCGCAGTTCCAGCGTAGGGCGAGTAGCCACACTGATGGTTTGATGCCGTCTCGCTCCATTGTCTGGATGGCCCGCAATAGGGCTTTCCTTGCGATTTGGCGGGCTTTGTCGGGCTGGCTAGCCCAAGTGTAGGGGTCGGTGGAGAAATCGCTCCACGTCGCCCGAGTAAATTGGAGCGCACCCCCTGAATTGCTCCAGGGGGCACCCTCTTTCTGTTCGATGCACGCGATCAGCCTATCTAGGTCAATCGTCGCTGTGGTCGGAATCTCCACTGCCAATAAAGCCAATGAGGATCCCAATAAGCAGCCAAACAAAGCACGCAGCGACGAAGACATAGGTGTTCATTTGTCGTTACCTCCATCCCTCCAGCGGACGATGACGCGGGCGTGGGCGGCTGGGTTAGTGGCTTTCTCGTAGCTGCCCACGAGGTCGTTGCGTCGGGCGTAAGCTCGGCACACTGCCCCGATAGCATTCAGGTGGTTGGGTGGTGGCCCTATCCGTGAGACAACTTCCTCTGCGGTGAAGGATCCTTGGTTCCAGAGCAGGCTTGCAGCCTTCTCCTCAAACGCATCCACCCAGCTATCAGGAGTGTGCTCAAGAACCTGAGTAATACCTTGGTCTCTGAGCCATTCGCCTAGTTCAATTTGGTGTACGGCTTGCATCAGAATGGGACGTTTTCGCTTTCACCTTCTGAGGCGAGATCCTGTGCATCCATCAGCTTGCCAATGGGTTTAGCTGCTGGACCGTCCTCTGACTCTCCACCACGAAACGCAAGGTACTCGTCGGCCTGTGAGCAGACTTTCTGCACCCACGGTGGCAGGTCAGACGGCCAATTTACGTCATCATTCCCTGTCTTCTTCGCCAGATCAATTGATTCCAGCAAGTTGAAGTAGAGCGGGGTGTTCTCTGGTCGGACTGACGCCATTTGCCTCGGCAGAGCGGAGATCCCGCTGATGTCAGCGTACACTGCTCCAGCGCGGTCAGAGTGAAGGACGGAGATGAGGCAATTGGAGCCGATCACCTTGGAGACATCAAATCCGTTAAGCTCCTCTTGCGTGAATGGCTTGCCACGCCACGACTGGAGGTCTTTGCGGAGACTGCTCTTTTCGTTGAGCGATAGGGTATATCGCTTGCTGATGCCACGAGGGAGATCCTGATCTTTGATCGTGATGCGCTCTGCTGGAATCTCAAAGCAGACGATGATCTTCTGGCGAGGGGTGAACTTCTCGGATGGCTGGGTGCCCACGGCAATGATGCCGTAGCAGACTGCGTGGTGGGTTCCGGCTGGTACTGGATCGGACTTGGTTTTATTGGATACGTTGATAGGCATGACTGTTTTGGTTTATTGGTTTACTGACGTGTTACTGGTTGCTGACAAAGAGGGCGGGCAGTACCCTTTGAGGTACTGCCAGAGTTCAATCATGTTTCTGAATGCGTGCCAAGCTGCGTGGAGCTGGCTGTGGTCGTAATGCACCACGTCCACCCGACCTGGTTCAGTTGTGGAAATGTAGACGTTGGCCCCGCAAAGCGGAACGGACATGAACTTGGCCACACCGTAGGCTGCGATTTGCATGGGTTCCGTATCCCAAGGCTCGCACTTGACGCCTGCCTTGGTCTTGCGGGACTTGAAGTCTAGGATGCCCTGCTTGCCGTCACGAACCATAACGGCGTCCGTGGTTCCAGCGTAGCCGTTAACGGCATTCACCAAACGCAGTTCGTGCTGCATGAGGCGAATCCCAGCAACGTCCAGCGCGGCCACGACAGGCTCAACGTAGATGTTCATACCCTCTGGCAGAGGAAAGCCCTGAAAATGGGCTTCTAGCGCTGCGTGGATGGCCGTCCCGAGATCGGCTGCATCTCCGACTTGCTCAAACGCTCCATCGATGGTGCGTCTGGCGTAGGTTCCAGCCTCTTCGCCGTCTTGCGGTGGGTTGGCGTAGGCCCGCTCTGCGACCTGCTGGAGCTTCCAGTCATCCAGTTGTGGCTTGGCCATAACTGACATGATGGTGGTGACGCTCGGGTACAGCCCGAGCTTGCGAGCGTCTGCTAGCGTCGTGGCCCGCATCCCACCGCCCTTGGCTTTGGGAACCTCGAAGCAGGCGTTACCGTCTTTGTCGTACCAATGTTGTGACTTACTCATTTTGTTCTGTTTTTACTGGTTGTGAGAGGCGGAATGCCTCTCGATGGGACTGATAAGATACGTTTTAACTCTGCTTGCAACTCTTTTTCTTGTAATTATTGAAATAAATCTTGCCCCACTGTTAATTCCTTACTTTCTTTTCCGCCTTGAAGCGGAATACGAGCCGCGAAGAGCAATCAATTTTAGTTGTCAGTTTGAAAGCCCGACGTGCCTCGTATCACGTTGGGCTTTTCTCTTTTACCCATCGAAAGACTCAGGTGAGCGACCACCCTAACAGGGAGTCCTGCCACAATCAATCGGCAGCCAGAACGATTACCCGCTGGCATAAGAGTGTAGGTTTACCTAGTGAGCCGAGGTCAATCCGTGTGCAGCAGGCACGCCCGAGCGGATCCCTCAATACGTCCAGACACCCCGTCCAAGGCGCATTTGCATCTAAAGCTCGCCCCCTTACAAGGGGTGAGCTATGCCATCCAACCGTGCCCGAGCCAAATCGCACCTTGCACCTACCTTATGAAACTCAACCAATGGAATAAAGCGGACTGGATCCTGCCGCACTCTGCTCACCTGCCGGTGGAAGTTGTCCTGGAGGACGGCAAGACGGAGGTAAGAGAGGAAGTATCAGGCGACTGGAGACAGGTGGTCAAGTGGAGGATGATTGACAAGCGGGAATACAAGGCTCAGAAGAAAGGCAAATGATTACGCACCGTGGAGAGAAGTTCAGCGGGTACGGAAAGGTAAAGCGGACCCCTGGAGGCAAGAAGAAGTCCGCTGTCCTCGTCAAGAAAGGTGGGAAGACGAAGATTGTCCGCTTCGGGGATCCTCAGATGAGCATCAAGAAAGACCAGCCAGCCCGAAAAGCTAGTTACTGTGCTCGATCAGGTGGCATCACGGGAAAAGATAACATCTTCAGCCCGAATTACTGGAGCCGAAAAGCCTGGGACTGTTAAAGGCGGAAATAAAAAAGGGAATCTGCCAGCCAAATTGCTGGTCAAATTCCCTGATTGAATCCTTGGGTCAAATTACTGGGTTGAATTTGGCCCCATTGCGCGGCCATAGCGTCAGCGATACCTTGGTACGTCTTAGACCGGATCTTCCACCGATCCTTGCTTGGCCCGAGCTTGTTCTGACCGCTGGGGGTTTGATTCTCCCAGTGTCCGCTGGCCGGCTTGGGGAGGATGTTGGTGGGGATGAGGGTCGGAAGACCTTTCAGCCAGAGGCAGGTTGATTTTGATTCGGCGTGACCAAACTGCCACGGCTGAATGATCTGGTCGGGCTTCCTGATGCGGCTGGAGATGCAGCCGATCGGGTTCTCCAGCGCAATGCGGGGGCAATCGGCCTCCATCAGCGTCCGCACTAGGTCAAGAGCATCCTCAGTCAGTTTAGGATCCCGCAGCCCCCGCACCGTCCAGTGCATACCCGACGAGCAGAGGTAGGTGCAGGGCGGGAAAGCAATGATAAGATCCCACCGGACTTTGAGCAGTGGTCTAACGTCGCCTGTAAGGTGGTTTCCTGCCGATTCTGAGGGCATCAGGTCGCAAGACCATGCGTCATGCCCCAATCGGGCGAAAGCATCCCTGACGGCCCCAGAATACTCGCAGGCAACGAGAACTTTCATGGCTTGGATTTCGGGATTTGCTGCCGCTCCTGTAGTTTGGCCCAAGCGTAGATCAGGGCAGACAGGTCACGGGAGGACACCGAGCATTTGCCCTTGGGTGTGCTCCATGCGGCTCGCTGGAGCCGCTGGAGGGATTGATTGGTCATAGGTGCCTCAGCTTGTAGCAATGGAGCCTGTCGCGCAGCGAGGCATACGGATAGGGAGCGTTGTGTCTCTGTATGTTGGCCTCTGAGCAGAGGCGGGCGGCATCTTTGCCGTCCAAAGACACTGAGCGAAGCCAGCCGCTTTCACGGTAGGTTCGCCACGCTGCCAGCCATTGCGTTTTATTCATGGAGTGGTGATACATGGGCGTGATCATTTGATGAATTGTGAGCAGTGCATTTCGTGTTCGTGGAGTGCATTAAAAGCATCTGACAGATGCTGGTAAATGTCGTGACGCTGGCTGACCGCCTGCGTCCATGCCGTCGGCCCTTGGACGTAATAGTCTCGAGCATTGAAATCCACCGACATGAGTGCTATCATGGCTTCCTGTACCGCACAGCGTGCACGGGAATAATCGTCTGTCAGGCTTTTGGCTGAACTGCCGTTGTTGTGGATCGTCGGCAGGATCGTGATTGTCTTATTCATGGCTGGGTGTTGGGCATGGGCTTTTATTCAGAAACGCCAGATCCGACTGCAAAATCTCACCAAATTCTTCGACCGAAATCCCCCACCAAGTGAACGCATTGATGATGTTGCGGGGGCGCTCGTCGTGACCAGCGGCGGAAAGCACGGCTCCGATGAGGGTATCGGTGCTGTCAAACTCCGTTTTCGGGAGGGCGAAAAGGAGGGTTTTAGCTCCGTAAGTTTTACGCAAGGTATCAATAGCTAGGTTCAATTGTGTATTCATGGCTGGATGTTGTATGGGTTGGATTGTACTGGCTTGTTAATGGTTGCCGCGAATGGCGCACCCTGTAGCCCTCACGAATGAGGGCTAGGAGGTGGGTCAAATCAGGGGATCAAATCGAATTGGTTGAAGTTGTCCTCTGCTTCGCTGGTAACGGTTATCTCGATGTCGTCCTGCTGGATCTCGGGAAGCTCTGGGCAATGCTGGTGGTGGTGGCCGTGCGTGTGACCGCACTCGATGCAGATGGATTTCATGGCGTGTAGGGTGTGCTGGGGGTGAAGACGCGGGCGGAACGGATAGCGTCAGTTGCGTGGTAGCGCATCATTCCTCGCATGAATTTTTCTGCCGGAACGTTTCCTCCCATGAGTTTCAGAAACTCCTGCGAACGGCGATAGGCCAACGCTTGGTTGACTGACGCCCAAGACCAATTGCACTCGATGATCTGGGCGCGTGTGATACGTTTATTCATGGTAGTTAACGGACTGGCGGTTAAACGTGCGGGCCTCAGTGTCGAGTTCGGCCATGTGATCAATATCGGCCTCGGTGAGGCGGCGGCTGTCGTAGATGGCGGCAATTTCTGCCGACAATGGAGCGAAGCGGGCGTATTCGCTGCGGCGTTGCTCGTCGCGGGCCTGTGCGGCCTCGCGGTGACTGTGGTTTCGGGTGTGGCTTTTCATGGGTGGTTTTGTGGGTGGAATTAACTGGATTAAAAAGACAATCCGGTGACGCGATACTGACGACCAGTGGCCGTCACTACGTCTACGGTGCCAAAAGGATAAACTTTAACGATGGTGCAAATCTGGCCGTAGACCGTGATGGTCTGGCCGACGGTGGGTTTCGTGGTATTCATGTTATGTTTTTACTGGTGGATTGCTGACGAGAAAGGGAGGTTGAGTGATGGGAACGGAGCTTGCAACTAATTATCGAGGATAGTTCGCAACCATAAGCAGAACTGATGAGTGAAATTAGCGGGTCAAATGCTGGGTTGAAATTGCTGGTCGAATTCATGGATCAAATTCACTGGTCGAATTTGCCGGTCGAATTGCTCGGTCAAATCTGCCGGTCAAATCTGCCGATCAAATTCCTAGGTCAAATTGCTGGCTGAAATCCTAGGTCAAATTGTTGCGTCAAATCCGCCCGCTAAACGCAGCCAATCCTAGGCCCGCAGCGTGCCAGCCTAGGCGAACGCATGGGCACGCCTACGGACTAGCCGAAAACGGGCAAGGACGGGCAGGGAACGGGCAAAAAAAGGCCACGCTGTGGGGCGTGGCCTATAGTGGCTTGGATTGTCCTCAGTTCACACCGGCTGACGCCGCAATCGCCTTTGCAACCTGACTCCCGTGAGGATTAATCCACACGGACGGACGGGAAGAGGAAAGACCGTTGCAAGCCAACTTGCACGCCGCGCAGTTAAGGCGTCCGTTAGTCGAATCAGAAAGACACTCCACCGTTCCCGCCGGTTGTACGGGAGAGGCGTGAAACGTACGCAAACCAAGCGACGACGCCAAGCGAAAGGAGCTTTCCGTTTCCGTGCTCGCCATGAAGAAGCGGGAGTAATCCTTTGCGTGCCGATTGGTCCTCCAGTCGTGGAAATATCCGGTCCATCCCGCGCTCGCCTCTGCGATTGCCTTAACGATCGACACGGGAAGAAGCGAAGGGTTGCCGTACGCTCCGAACCGAACTTTGCGACCGGCGAACACGGTAGCATAGGCGAACGGATGAAGGGGAGCGTAGGCACCACGGTGAAAAGCTTTCCACACCGCAAGAGGAGCTTGGCCCACGTTGACGTAACAGCCCTTGCCGGATGCAAAGGGACATCCTGCGCAGATCGTGGTCGCGTCAAGACCGCATTGGACGACGTCCACGGGATTAATATCACGCAATAAAAACCAAATTTGAATCATGTCACCGGTTTTCAGGTTATTGGTTTTTAGCGTAGCAATAACAATGAATGCGAGACCTTTATCGGTCTTCCCTTCGTGAATAATGTAACCTTTGGGTTTTTTCATGAGCTTTACTGTTTTGTTTTTACTGGTATGGTTTACTGATTCGCCTCCCCTCAGAGGAAGGCGGAAAGGAATAAGGCTACGGCTAGCAATAGGAGGAAAACGGTCCCCCCGATAAGATCAGCGCGGTCTTCGCGTGTGATCTTCATTTGTTCGCCTCCGCCGCCCGCTCCGCGTCACAGCGTGAACACGTAGCAAGATAGTGAGCCTCCGCCGCATCACACGCAGCGCGGAGGCGATCTAATTCAATTGCTGCAGCACGACCTTCTTCACTCTGAGTGTAAAGGTAATACTGTTCCGCTACGTTACGAGCGCGGGCCTGTTCTAGGATTTGCAATAGGTACATAGGATATCGGGTTTTCTTTACGGGTTGCGCCTTGGCGTAGTGCCTCAGCTCCCACCACCGTGACTCTCTCCCCTGCCCATGCAAATCCTTTTCACGCCCACCAGGACGCAATAAGCTCACCTACTGACCCCATTAGGCTTGCTTATGCTCGTTCCATTCGCAATTCCTCCCGCATGGCCCTTTCCTCCTCCGTCTCCTCCTCCTCCGGTGTAGCCTTTTCCTTGCGCTCCGTCCGCAAGCACCTTCGCGGACGCCCTAGCCGCAAGCGCGTAGCGGGCCGCGAATCATGGCTCAGCACGCTCGTCCGCAGCGGTCGAGCCCGTGATGCTCACGCCTACGCTGATCAGTATCACCTAAAAGGATACCTTCAGTCACTGCTTGCTAGTAACCCTTTAGTGGATACCTGTAGTCCTTTAGTGGATACCTGTATTGACGGCACCAATACTGGTGAGACGGCCCAGCCGGATGGGGGGGAGGGGGGTCAGCCAGCCAGCGGGGATAATAATAACTATAAATCCACCCAAGAGGTACGAATTTTACAGTCAGGAGGTAAGCTGACGCTAGGCGTAGCGGCTATTAGAGAGGTAGCAGGATCTATAGCGTTGGCAGAAGAGGTAGCTGCCAGTGGTGTTAGTTGTGCGGCACAAGAGACGGCACAAGAGCTTCACTCCCCTGACGGGGAGTTGGAGGGGAATAGGGGTTTTGGTCAAGCAGATAGGGGTGTGGAAAAAGCTGCTTATGTTAGTAGTTGGGGTGAGTCTAGATGGGTAGAAGAAGGAGAAGGGTTGGTGGGGAAAGTGTGCCGTAACAAGCAATACAATGAGCTGCGGATGGGTAGGGTGAGTGGGGGTGAGTTGTGGACTAAGGTGGCAAATTGGCAGTGGAGGAATGGGCTGGTGAGGGGAGAGCGAGTGTGGGTAAAGCGGGTGTGGGTGAGTGGGGATGATACGGATGCGGAGTATGCAGTGGTGAGGCGGATTGATGTGAATGAAGAGGCAATGGTCGTAGCGGAGTCTGAGCCAGAGCCTGTGGCGCAAGTGGAGACTGTAAATGCGCCTGGAGCCGTGGCAGTAACGGCAGACGCCATAGACACCAGCCATGTCCTTCCCCAGTTCTTGAAGCAGGATACCGTATTTCCTAGGAAGCCTGAGTCAGCCGATGAGTACATTGCCCGTATCAGAGAACAAGCTTCGCAATGGGCTAATGGCCTTGCTCCGTAAGCACTATGGCTAAAGGAGTCAAAGTTGATGGTAAGCATGGCAAAGCGACTTACAGCCCGCAGAGGTTAATCAACTCCGTGGCAATGGCTACGCTGGATGGCAGAGGATTGGGCTTGAAGAAGCATCCGTCTCTGGGTGATGTGACCGTTGATGATCGCAGGGTTCTGCAACGTATTGTAGGAATTACCGTGGAAGAATTTAATCAAAGACTCATTGGCAAGCTGGATACCTTGGCAGACAAGATTGTGGACCGGATGCTGGAGACAGTAGACGACACACCCTTGCAGACGCTGGGGTTTAACCTGGCGGTAGCCATTGACAAACGGCAACGCATTGCAGGGCTTAACGCTACGCAGGGGGCCAACGTTAACATTCAAGTTAACAACTATGGCTCTCTGAGCAAAGAGGAGATTGTCGCCCGCTTGAGTGGCAAGACAGGCGTGCCTACAATTCAGTCAGCCCCCGTGGACATTGGTAACTGCAATGACATCGATGCTAAGATCAGCAAGAAAACAGGGGCCGTTAAGGACTAGGTGGCTTGCCTGTCTTGATAGCTTTGCGGAGCTTCTTCACTTCTTCCTGTAGCTTCAAATGATCTTCTGAAAGTTTGTTGTAGGTATCCAGTAGGCCAAAGAACGCCTCTGCTTGACGGCCAGCGTGCCACCGTTGCTCAGGAGTAATTACTTTGTAGTCAGCATTCATGGTTAGTTGCGGAGGTTGTTATTTTTTTCTTTAGCTTTCTGGTTTTGCTCCATCAGTTGAGTTTTGATCACGGCCAGTTCTTCTTTGCGCCAAGGCTCTGACAGCATCTCCATGAGTTTAGGCGTTTCAATAGGCAGTGTTACTCTGGACTCGTGGCCCAGTACCATCAGGGTATCCATCCAGATGTCGTAGCCAGACTCCCGCGCCAGCTTGCAGAACCCATAGTCTTCCGATAGGTAGGCATTGGGTTCATCGTAACGAACAGATAACTCACGCTCAATCCGCATCCGCAATTTATCATCATTCTTGCAATCGGTCAGGGCATTTTTGATCTGCTGCAAACGGTAACTGGGAATGTTGCGTCCTTGGAGTTCCATAGGAAACAGTTCAGGGATGGAGCGTGGCGCACGATTAGGATCTAACAGCATAGCCACTCGATCTGGATTGTCGTGGGCAATAGCTTTGAACACCGACACCTTAATTTTAGAAAAGCCAATGCTTGCGCGTTCTACTTTTTGCAATCCTTGCTCGTTAGCCATTTCATTAGGTAACGGCGTAACGTGCCAATGCGTGTCCAAGGACCGCGAGGCGTAGACGGATGTGACAATATCTTTGTCATGTCCAATTAGCCGCATCAACGCACTGTCTGTGACATCAACTCCGTTGCGTTGAGCTAAGACATCCTTATCCCAGAAGATTACTTCATCAAAGTTGTTCTCGATAGCGTAAGCTGCAATTTCGTTGCGAGCGATTTGCACAGCAGGACCATCCAACAAGATCCAGTCTAGTTTGACATCAGGAATCTTGGCGGACGCCATAACTAGGCTGGTCCGAAAATAAGATTTAGGAATGTCTCCCTTGAGAGGAGTTCCAATGAGGATTCGTTTAGTAGCCATGCAATAAACCTGCAATGATTACTCAGTCTTTGAAGCTAAAAATTCACAGCATCTGTCGTTATTAGCGTTTCTAATACCTGCTGTGGTGATAAAAAGAATCATTGGCTATTGCAAGAAACGCCTCTCACCCTGCGTAATGATTACTCGCACAAAAATTAACGAATGGTTAGTCGAACCGGACATTGAAGGAGCAAGAGAATACGCCCGCCTGTCCATCAGTGCAGAATTTGAAGGCATCAACATTGATGGCCAAGGCATTATTACATGGAAGCAGTTGAAGATAAGCCGTTTGGCTTATGCAACGTTGGTCAAAGCTTTTAAGAAAAAGAAATAATTTATTATGGCACTTGGCGATGTTCATTACTGCGACGACTTTAAACCTGACTTTGGAATCCCGTGGGTTTCCAATCCACCTGATTCAGTTCTGATGAGTTGGCCCAAAGAAAAGTTGGCTGAGTACTTGACGTTTCGTGAGCAACGCAATCACGACGCTTTGATGAATCCCGTTGGTGCAGGTTGGATTCTCCCGTCATGGCAGACCATGATGAAGAACTGGAATAAGTACACCAACCACGTTATCCTTGGTGGCAACCGTAGTTCAAAATCAATGATTGCCTCCCGTCTGTGCGTCTGGGCGGCAGGTACAATCCCTGGTGCAGAAGTTCGGGCCTACCATGTCAACGAGGACCGATCCATCGAAGATCAGCAACGCATGATCTGGGACGCCCTGCCAGATGGCATCCGCAACTTGCCCACTAAAAAAGGACTTAACCACAGCGTCCAGTACTCGCAGAAGAACGGGTTTACCGACAATATTTGCATCCTTCCCCCCGTTAATGGATTTCGCCGCGGGGGTAGCATCAAGTTTAGCAACTATCGCAGCTACCAAGCCGATGCCCAAGTAGCTGAAGGCTTTAAAGCGCATCTGATTTGGTGCGACGAAGAATGCCCGCAGAAGATGTTTGAGACCCTGCAATACCGCACCACAGATTATCACGGGAGGATTATCCTGACGTTCACCACCCTCACTGGCTGGACACCCTTGGTGCAGGACATCCTCGGCAAGACTCGCACGCTAGAAAAGCGATTCGCTCCACTCGTAGGCCGCGAACTTCCCGTAGTTCAAGAATCGTTGTCGCGCCCTGGGACGATCATCTATTACTTTTGGACAGAAGATAATAGTTTCATCGATACTTCAGATTTCAGAAACAAATTGTTGGGTCGTTCTAAAGACGAAGTGTTTGCCCGTGCCTATGGCGTGCCGACCAAGAGCATGACTAGCGTGTTCCCAGGGTTCAACAAAGAGGTCAACGTCATCCCCCACGAAAAACTGCCGTGGACAACCAACGTGGATTACAACGTTACCCGTTACATGGTGCTGGATCCCGCTGGCTCCAAGAATTGGTTTATGCTCTGGGCAGCGATCGATGCCGCAGGGACGTGGTGGGTTTACCGCGAGTGGCCCGACTACGACGACTGGGCATTGCCTGGCACCGGACCCGAGGGCAAAGCAGGCCCAGCTCAGAAAGGCTCCAAGAGAGGCATCAACGATTACGTCGAACTGATGAAACATTGCGAAGAGGGCGAGATTATCTTTGAGCGGTTTATTGATCCCCGCTTGGGTGCCGCAGAGAAACAATCCGCCGATGGAGCCACCACAATCATCAGCGAACTTGACGATGCAGGCATGATTTTCTTGCCCGCCCCTGGCGTAGAAATTGAAAACGGCATCCAGCTCATCAATGGCTTGTTTTCTTACGATGAAAGCAAACCCATCTCATCCCTCAACGCTCCAAAGATTTACATTAGCGAACGTTGCCAGAATCTCATTTACTCCCTGCAAGAATATACAGCCAAGGGTGGCAAAGACGAAGCCAGTAAAGATCCTATTGACTGCCTTCGCTATTTGTTGGTTTCCCAATGTTCTTTTGTCGATCCGCACGCCAATAAACAGATTGACGACAGGACTTGGAGTTATTGATTGCTTGATTTATTAAAAATCTACAATAGTCGTGACATAAGCCTATGAGTTCTATTGACGGCAATGCCAAATCTATGACTTCAGACCCTGGCCTGCAATTGGCCCCGTCTGAAAACGAAGGTCCAAACTTCAATCTGCTGAAGAAAGCCTTTGAGGATTGTGTGCGCGACAACCAGCCGTTCATCGATCAATGCCGCCTGAACTACGAGACCCGTTACGCTATCTGGAACGGTCAGTCTGCCGATGGGAAGAAGCATTCCCGCGAAGGTAGCAAGGTAAGCCCCACCCCGTGGGATGGTGCTAGCGATTTGCGCTGCTTCCTCGTTGATAACATTATCAACAAGAAAGTGGCAATGAAGGGAATGGCCTTCAAACGCTCCAATCTTACCGCTGTGCCCGTAGGTTCTGAGGACGGTTCCCGTAGTCAGCTTGTTAGCAACTTTATGCGTTGGATGATCCAGACGCAGATCCCCGAAATTGAGCGCGAGATTGAAATGTGCGCTAACTTCATGGACGAAAAGGGTATTGCCGTCATGGGTCAGTTCTGGGAAAAGCGCAAAGAGAAGATTATGGTCAGCGTTCGTTTGCAGGATCTGCAAGAGCAGTTTCCAGCCATTGACATCATGGCTCTCTTGGAAGACAAGAGCGCAGCCGACGACCTCAAGGAAATCTTTGTCAAGCAATACGACTGCTCCAAAGGCAAAGCTGGCAAAATGCTCAAAGAGTTGCGCGACACGGGAGAAACCACCGTGCCGATGGACGGTCCCGAGCGGTCCTACCCCATTATCCGCGCTTTCAATCTTGATGAGCACGTTTTCATCCCGTCTTTTTCTACCGACCTTGAGCATACGCCAGGGATCTATCGCGTAGAGTATTTCACCGCCGAGCAATTGCGTGCCTTGGTCCAGACCGATGGCTGGGACGAGAATTGGGTGGAAGCTGCCATTCAGAAGGTACGCGGACAACTGATTACGATCAGCCCCAGCGAGTACCTTCAACCTATAAGTCGTTCCTTCGTCTACACCCAACAGCGGTTCACTGACCGCATTGGCGTTGTCTACGCCTACCAACGCTTGTCAGACGAAGATGGGACGCCAGGAATTTACTGCACGGTATTCAACCCGATGCTGCCTGCCGATCAGAACCATGACGGCTACGCCAAAACAGGTCTGCTGGGTTACGCGCACGGCGAGTATCCATTCGTTCTGTACCGCCGCGAGTATCTGAGTCGCAAGTTGCACGATTCACGCGGAGTACCAGAACCAGGCAAGCCTTGGCAGGATCAAATCAAAGCGCACAAAGATAGTCGCATCGACGCGGCCTCTCTAGGCATCCTTCCGCCCATTTGCTACCCACAAGGACGCCCACCAGGACGCTGGGGGCCAGGAGCCATGATTTCAGAGCGCAGGCCCAACGAATACCATTACGCAGATCGTCCTATCCCTGACATGAACACCAACACGTCTGAGACGTTGTTGGAAGCTTCGTTCAAGGAGTACAATGGATTTGCCTCCCGCGAAGGCGATCCTGCCATTGACCCCATCTACAATCAATTTGAGGTGGATAAATTCCTCAGTTGTTTGTCCCGCACGTTCCGTCAGGTCTGGAAGCTCTACAAGCAGTACGGACAAGATGAAGTCATGTTCCGCGTAATGGGCGTTAAGGACGTGAACCTGCAACTGTTCAACAAGGGTGACATCAACGAAGAGTTTGATTTCTACCTATCGTGGGACGTGCAATCTACCGATTTTAAGCGCATGAGCGAGAAATGGACGGCCATTATTCAAGCCGCGCAGTCCCTTGATCGCGATGGAATCATCGATTATTCCGCCCTCTGCACTGCGTTTATCTCCACCATTGATCCTAATATTGCCGAGCGCATTATTCGCCCCGTGCAACAGGCGCAGCAGCAGCTGGTAGAGGACGAACAGCAAGATCTTACGCAGATCTTTGCCGGCATTCCCAAGAACATCAAGCCTGGCACACCTCCGCAATTCGGTCTGCAAATTATGCAGCAGTATTTACAGCAGCCTGACATCCAGCAGCGGTACGCTCAAGATGAACCCTTCCGTCAGCGTCTGGATACCCGTAAGAAACAGTATGAGTTCCAAATGCAGCAACAGCAGAACGCTGTTATTGGTCGCCTAGGTGCCACCATGCCCAATCCTACCGCAGCTACCGCCTCAAAATGAAGAAACGTCGCGATCCCCATCAGAGTTCTACTGAGAAGTTTTCTAACTTGCGTCATACCATGTTTGGTTTGGTTGGAAACGATAACTTCCAGAATTTCATTGAGGAACTGCGTGAAATGCAGCATTCTACGATGATTGATCTGTGTTCGGATGCCGTTGTGCAAAATGATCGCATGACCCTTGCATCCACCGGAGAACTTCGGGCGTACTCACAGATTATTGGGCTATATGATGATTTTGTTCAGCAGCAATTGCTGCAAGCAGAGACTGATGCTGAAGAACGCGGGGCTTGATAGCTTTAGTCGGTGCAATAAATTGTTGTATTTATTGTTGACAGTGTAATTTACCGACGCATTTGTACGGATACTTGGCATCCGCCATGAAGTCTCTTCGCCCTTGGGGGCTATAATCCCATGTCTAACGAAAACGTCGAATCCGCTTCTTCACAGCCAGCCGAAGTATCTACTGAGGCAAAAAATGATGCACCGAAAAAGAGTAATCTGAGTGTCGCGCAAGCAGCACAACGACTCCTTAACATCGAGTCCGAAAACGCTAAATCGCAGCGACAGACTGAACAGAGTGCTCAGACGCCGGAATCTGCGTCAGATAATTCAGTCAATCCAGACGAAGCTTCCGCCGAGTCTGCCGAGCCAAGCCAAGAGGTGGAAACATCCGATGGTGAAGCTGATGTTCCTTCTCAGGATATTACACCAGAGCTTCAGAAGAAAATCGACAAGCGTATTGGCAAAGAAGTCGCTAAACGAAAAGCTTTGGAGTCTCGATTGGCGCAGCTTGAGTCTCAGATGGGGGAGAAGAATAGTTCTCCTGCTGCTGAACAAACTGCTCAAAAGCCAGCATCAGCACAAATGCCTGCAAATGTGCCGCTAGCCCAGATCGATGATTTCCAAGCACTAGCTTCCTTACAGCAACAGGCCAAGGAAGCAAAGCGTTTCGCCCAGGACCAACTGGATCGCGATGACTTTGAACCAATTCAAATTGGCGATACTGTATTGGGACGGAGTGAGTTGAAAGCGATTCTGCGTAATGCAGAAAAAACGCTCGATGATGACATTCCAGCTCGAACACAGTTCCTGACGCAAAAGCAGCAGTCGCAGCAAGTTGCTCATCAGATGTTTCCATATCTGAAAGACAAAAGTGCGCCTGAATACGTCCTCGCCCAACAAGCATTGTCACAGATGCCTTGGATGAAGAATCTGCCTAATGCGGATTGGATTATCGGAGTGCAAATCGAAGGTCTTCGGTCCCTCGATGCTAAACAGAAGGCTTCAAAAACAGACAACAAGCCTAAAACTGCTATGAGCAACCGCCCTCCATCCAGTCAATCAGTAGTTTCTTCCAATGGTGGCGACGTTCGGATGCCTTCAGCAGCGAAATCAGCCAATCAAATTGAAGCGATGCGTTCACAATTATCCAAGAAGGGTGGCGTCACGGCAAACGAAGCAGCAGCCTTTCTGCTGGCAAAAGAAAAAGCAAAATTCAACCGTTAAACTCGTTCTACAATGGCCCTATCTACTACTTACAATGTTGCCGGTGATCGTGAAGACCTCACAGATTTCCTGACCATCCTCGCTCCCGAGGATACTCCGAAGGTTTCGACCTTCTCGAAAACTAAACGCATGACGAATGCGTATCAAGAATGGCAAGTGGACACCCTTTCCGCCGTTAACTTCGGTGGCGTGCTGGAAGGTCAAGATGTCCTTGCGTTCTCCAATCAAGCCGTCAATCGCGCTCGTCTGGGCAATTACGTCCAGCAGTTCCGCGAACAGTGGATGGTTTCGCGTCTTCAGGAGGCTTCTGACGTTGCTGGCGTGTCCAGCGAGGTCGCGAATGCCAAAATGAAGGCCATGCGCGAAATCAAACGCGATATCGAAGCCTGTATCGGTTCCGATAATGACCGCCAACAGGAAGCCCCGCCCGCGCCTTACAAGGCTCGTGCGCTTGGCAAGTGGATCAGCAATACTCCTGGTTCCGACGTTCCCGCAGCGTTTCGCACGCCTACGGCCAATATCGATAGCACGGCTACTGCGTCCTTGTCGGAGTCGGCTTTCAACGACGTGTTTCAGTCGATCTTCCAACAGGTCGGTGGTCGCCGTTCGTACACGCTGTTTGCTGGTCCCTCGCTCAAGCGGGCGATCAGCAAATTCCAGCGTCAAGAAGGTACGACTACATCGAAGTCTTACCAAGTCACTCAGGATGCTACGGAGCACCAGATTGACTTGGATGTCACGATGTACGTCGGCGACTTCCACACCGTCACGGTTGTGCCTGACTTGTTCAACGGCATTCTCGATGGTGCTGATCCTTCGACCACGACTAACCAACAGAAGGCTCGCGGTTACGTGATTGATCCAGAATTGGTCGGTCTGGGCTACATGCTCGGTATTGAATCCAATGAGTTGCCTGATCTTGGTGGTGGTCGTCGCGGGTTCATCCTTGCGGCTCTTACCCTCATGGTTAAGAATCCGCTTGGTCTCGGCAAATTTGCTGGTTCCAGCTAAACTATAATCCTCAACATAAAAGGACACTACCATGGCTGATACAGCAATTACTATCACCCGCGCCAACCTCTCGCAGCTTTCGTTGCAAGAGCAAGCTCGCGGATTCTCTAACAAGTTTCACGTTGATTATTCCACTGTCGCGTTGGGTTCGGGTGCTTCCGATACCGTAACGATGACGCTGGGAGCTTTGCCGTCGAACTTTGTGCTTAACAATGCACTGGTGAACATCACGACTGCCTTTGCTGGCACGACGGCGTTCTCAGTGAATATTGGCACCACTAGCAGCACTAGCGCACTCGTCACGGCTCAGTCCGTGAAGACTGCTGGAGTGTTGGCGGGGCTTCTCACCAACGCTACCATCGTTAAGGGCACGGCGTCTGTTAACCTTGTTGCGATCTTCACGAACGCAACTGGTGGCAGTCCTTCTGCTCTGACGGCTGGCTCACTGGATATTTATCTGAACATCGTCGATCTTAGCGATCCGACGAAGCTTGGTTAAGTAATCTCAAACAGGGGCACCCTCTTCCGAGGCTCTGCCCCTTTTCTTTTTTAATGAGCAGCGATCAAATAGTCACAGATATTCCCAAGGAGTTTGTCCGCAAATGGTGGTGGGAGATCCAGAATGGTTTGCCCAATGAGAAGGCCAAGGTCCATGAGGACCAGGCCCGTCTAGCCGCCGAGATGCGTAAACAAGGCTCAACCCAGATGGAAGGGCTTGGGCAGATGGCTGCACGCATCAATAGCCGCCTCTTCTTTCGTTTGCAGGGTCAGCATGGGAATAATGTGCATGAATGGATGCCCGAGTATCTAAAAGATAATCCGCATCTGTGCGCCGTGGGCTATCGTCCCAAGGTAAATGCTGCTCGTCATGGTTTAACAGGTGGATGGATGAAAACAAAAGACTAAGTGAGAACAATCCCCTACAGTCGCGCTTTGGCTAACATTTGCGGACTGATTGGCGTGCCCACGTCTCGTCTGACTACGGAGACGGCGCAATCGATCAATGATTTGTTCAACGCCAATGTGCGCCAGATCTGGGGAGCTGGCAATTGGCCTGACTTGACTGGGTGGGGTGAGGCACGGTTTGTAGGAGATCTGCTGACGTATCCCAACGATCTTTCCCAGACGGCGTATTGGACGGCTAACAATGTTACCGTTACCGCCAATAGCATTAGCAACCCAGCCGACAATCGCGTTACCGCCAGTAAGGTCTTTGAGACGGCCACGACTACTGAGCACAACGTAACGCAGGCTGTAAGCGCATTTGGGGCCACAATGTACCAAGCGAGTGTCTACGCCCGCCCTGCGGGTAGGAACTACCTCTATTTGGCTGTAAACGACGGTACTACCACGTTCTCCACGTTCTTTAACGTCCAGACCGGACTGGTTGGAACCCAAGCCAACGTTCAAAGCGCAAATATCTCACAATGCGCCAATGGCTTCTTTCTTTGCACCATCATGTATCAGACTGGGGCCAACGCCACTACCCAGACGTACAAGGCAGGGATTAGCACGGATGGCACCACCATTTCTTACTTGGGCGACATTACCAAGGGGCTTTACCTCTGGGGCAATCTGATCGTCCAGCAGAACAACGTTTCCCCGCAGCAGTTTATGCTTCCGTGGGACCAGACGGGAGAGGCTGAGATTGATGTAATGTTTCAGGCGTGGGTAGACAGCCCAGCAATGATTACCTATCCGCGTGGACAGGGATTTGTTGTCACCAAAGATGGGTTCCAGATGATTTCTAGTGCCGGTGGGTTTATGGGGACAAATGGGTACGTCACCTACAACACCAACCCAGCCAATCCGATTTACATCTACTATCGGCGTGTTCCCTACAACTATGCGGGGGATACTTTTTCTGCCACCGCAACCTACGTTGCAGGTCAGTACATCTATTACACCAAGACCGCTGGAGCCTCCGTTGGAACCAGCGATTACTACAAATGCTTGGCAACAACCTCGATAGGGCAAGATCCAGAGGATACTCCCAGCAAATGGGAGATTCAGCCTGTCCCTGAAATGATTAGCCAGCCTTTGATCTGGCAAACTTATGGAGATTGGTTGATTCAAGACGGTCAGGCCGACAAAGCCGCCCAAGCCTATAACATTGTTGAGATGAAGAAGAATGAGGAATGGGACCGGATTCAGCGTCAGATGCCAGACAGCTTCCAAATGACCGTCAGCACCCATGTTACCTCGCAGTCAAGGTCTTGGTAATCCTAAAACTACTTACTTATGAGTTCATTCAATCTAAATAACATCTTCCCGAAACCAGCCTGGTATCGCGGTAGTGCAGTAGCGGATCAACGCCTGACGGTAGACAGCACGGTAGGTGGCGTGCAGTTCTCTGCCTTCAGCGATACCACGACCATGATTGTGTTGGATGTGCAGGACGCTGACGTGATGTGCACGTTTGACGGCTCTGCGCCAACCACGACCAACGGTCATCGTCTGTACTCTGGGTCGCATTATACTTGGTCTACGGCGGCAGCGCAGCAGGCTAAGTTTATCCGCCAAGGGGCGACCAGCGCGGCTATCCAAGCCTCTGAATTTCAGCTGTGATTGCGATCCTCGGCAGTCAATGTGATGTGCTTGGCGAGCGCATGGCTACTGGTATCAACATACCCCAGCTTAATGATTCTAGCCGTCCCATTATCCCAGACGGGTATTTGATTACCAGTCTGAGTGATAA